GTCCTTGGCCAGAGCGTGAACCGCGCGACAAGCCTCGTGATAGGTCTTGTACTTCGGCTTGGAACCGCCCGCACTATCGTTGGCAGAACCCGCCGTGGCCGAAGCCGGGGGCGAAGTCTTGATGGCCGCGAAATGCTTGAGGAGACCATTCGTGACATCGGTTGCGATGGCCGCGCGGTCATTGGCGCTGAGAGTTTTCATAGTGGTAGCCGTCTTGCGGGACAGGTCTTTCTTTTCGACCTTCTTATCCTCTTCCTTGTCTTCCTCGGATTCAGCGCCGCCCTTGTCGCCGCCCTCGTCTTCCAACGCGGAACCGCCGGGATTCTCGGGACTGGAATCTCTGACTTTGCCCTCTTCCTTTTCGAGATCAGCAGCGCTCTTGTCTTCCTTGACCGGCGTGTCGTTGGTGCCGATGGCCATGCGCTCGCACATTTCGTCCATGCGATCATTCATCTTGGACATGTGATCGGCGTGCTTGGAAAGCATGTCGGAGATTTCCTTTTTAAGATCAGGAGCTTCTTTGGTGTCTTCGGCCATATTAACTTTCTTTGCGTCAACTCCCGATTCATCCACTTGACCTCGCTCCGTTGGGCCGGAGATGAGCGCCCGCTCAAAAATTCCAGACGGTGAGGCGGCAGGCTCTCCGACAATATCGGCGGAAAATAATTCTGATACGCGGGCGAATGCGACTTTCACCTTTACGCCATCTATTTCCTCTTCCTTCTCTTCATCAGGGCCATCAAAGAAAACAGAAAATCCTAGCGAGTCGGGAATCGTGGAAATCAATTTCTTAACGAGCTTGTAGCTGGGATGCTCGGGAAACATGACCAAATCCGCCAAAAGCTTTTTGCCGGAAATCCGAAGATTAACGGCACGTCCGAAGGCGTTCTCTAGGCCGGTAAAATGGCCGATATTGCATCGAACGCCATTGGCAAACCTCTTAGACGCATCCAAAAGACCCTGTAGAGTCTGGCCATCGATTTGCACCGAATGCCCTTTTGCCTCTCCCTCTGTGATTAGGGATACGCCACGGATGACATCATCATCGTTAGAGGCGTCCGCTTGCGCAAATCCCCTGCTGAATACGCGGTGCTCTTTAATTTCGCCCATGTAAATGGGCTGGAGGTCAACTTTCCTTAAGACTCTTTTGGTAGTCACTGATCCTGTGGCACCAATCTACAAACTCTGCGTCTTCCATGTCCCACTTCATCTCGTTGAGGTGTTTGTGAATAATCTGAATGTTGGAACGTGTGTAAATTCCAGATGGATCAATTCGGTCAATGCTGGCGTTTCCCGGCTTACGATAACGCACGAAGTTCAACTCCACTCCGCTTAGAGCGCATCGGCCTCCCTGCTCAAGAAAAACATCCCACGCATCTTTGGTGGTTATCTCGAATGGAATGCCTCTTCCTTTTGCGTGACGCTTGTAGTTGTGAAAAAAATGGCAGCTAACCTGTCCATGGCCTTCAAAATTGGCATGCGTGTTTTCTACAAATTCGGGGATCAAAAAGAAGCCCAATTCCCGCTTATGACCAGATACCCTTGAGCACCAGTCCAGAAAATAGGACTGAAGATAGTCCATTTTCATTAAATTAACGTGAGCGTGAACCCATTGTATGTTGGAGGCGCAGTAGCACAAAGATGAATCTATTCGATCTAGCGAAGCGAAGCCGTACTGCCTGTTTTTTCCAAACCTTCGACTTGGAAAACCTATGCCGACACCGGAAAGAGAGCATTTTCCATCTTGAGAGAGATATTTAGCCCACGCTTCCTGTATCGTAATATTGAATGGAATAGCCCTCCTCTTTGCCGCATTGGCGGAATCGGTAAATATCTTTAGCGGTAGATCGCCGCAACCCTTAAAAGAAGAATGCTTTGAGCCAACAAGGTCAAGCCGCAGGCATCCGCAAGAATTAACCCTTCCTGACTGAAGATCACTGATGACGATTTCTTTGATGATCCCGCAATCGCATTTACAAATAACACTTCGCCTTTTACCTGAAACGAAAGGCGATTCCTCGATAACAGCGAGTCTTCCAAACCGAAAAGCGAGAGGATTTCTTTTTCTCGTAAAAATCGGCCAACTCATTCAGCAATAGTAGCGATTTTACCTCTCAGGGTCAACGAAGTTGACAGCTTACTCGTCTTTCTTTGCTCCACTTCCCTCTTTGCCTTCCGCCTGATTATCGCCCTGATTTTCGCTAGCTCGGTTGGATTCATCATTGGTAAAAAGAGAGCCGATGCCTGCGGAGAAGCCGTGCGGGCCGCGAGACATCGCGCGCGAAAAATCCTTCCCATCGTCATCGCCAGCCGGAGCCGCAACAGCCGCCCCGCCACCGTTGCTGGGCGGCTGATATTCCCGCTCGCTCGCCTTCGGGAAAAGCTTCTCTGCACTGCTCTTATCGAGTCCAAGCACGACGGTCGCAAAACCAACGGCAATGTCATGGGTGATCTCGCCTTTGCCATAGGACGCGGCAAACTGCTGAAGCGCCCGCAGTCCTTGATCGCCGAGGGACTTCGCGAGGCTTTCCGCAATCGCCATCTGACCGCCGGAAAGGCCAACGTCTTCCTTCTCAATTTGCTGGCGCTCGATTTCCCAATCGAGTCCTTGTTCGACTGCGATGGTATGGCGAGACTTCACCTTAGCCGCCAGCTCAGCTAAATTTGCAGCCGATTCTCTTCCGACATCCGCGCTCGGGTGGGCCGGTTGTGTAAGCTGATAATTTTCGTAGGAGCCCGACTCCAGCGTCTCTTTGGAGAGATCATCGAAATAACCATTCTCCTTCTCGTGCTCCAGCCAGCGATTGATGACGGGCTCAAAGAGATATTCCTCATTGAAGCTCCAATCCTGCTGGAAAGTCCGCTGAGTTTTTGCGGACGTAAGCCGGACTGCTGTACCCTGCAAATCGGAAGGATCATAGCCGAAGGCGTAATCAATGCCTGACGTGCAAAACAACTCCATGAACAGCACCTTGACCAGTCCGCCGAAAGCAGGGGAGGGCCGTTCGTTTTTGAGGAACACGGGCTCCTCACCGGGATTGCCATACATGGCCGTTCCCGGCGTCAAATCTTTGTACGTTCGATTCTGGCCTGTGCCGGGATCGATATTGGCAGGAACACCGAGGCCAGGATATACCATCTCATCATCTGAACTATCTCCCGTGGGACTTTGGATGAACGCCCAAATGGTGCTTTGCGCCTTCGTATTGATCCGCTCATTATCAAGGATTTCCTTCAAGTCCACGTAGGCGGGAAGGGCCGGAGCGAGCAAAGGGATTCCCCGATACTGCCTCGCTCTCCGCAACTTGCGGAAATGGATCATCTCGTCAGCCGGAACCTTGGCTAGTGGAAGATAGGTACTGCCTTGAGGCTGATTTTCGTAAAGGTCGTACTCAAGTACGCGTTTGGTTTCCAAATCGAGGATTAGGCCCCCGATGTAGATTGGGGAAACAACGATATTGAAAGGTGACCCAATGCAATCCGCCTCGATTAATTGAAGGCGCAGACATTTCCGCTTTATCCCCATCAAATCGACGGTATCGGACACGCAACGGAAGGCCATGTCGCCGTCCCGGAGCTGGGAACGCTTTGCCAGCCGCATGAGCTGGTTGAGCGTATCGCGACCGAAGTAATCGCACATGCCCTTCGCCCAAACCAAGAATCGCTCTCGCAATTTCTTGTCGTCTTCCGCATTACCCGTGTTCCATCGAATCTTCGTGAAGTCAGGGACGCAATAATCGCAGAAGAGATTGTAGATGTAGTCCGCTACGCCGAAATTATCGGACAGCGAACGGCTTTCCCACATGCACTGGATTCGCTCAATTTGAATGAGCGAGCTTTCGGGCGAGGAGTTCGGATAGATCGTCGCCGAGGTGCGATTGCGCTGGCCTCTCTGGCCTCCCTGATAAGCCAAAGCACGCTGTTTGTACGCGCGTCTCTGGACGTGGTTTTTGTTCGCCTTTTCGGGATTAGTGATCGCCGTTAGTCGATCAAAAGCGCGTTCGATCCAGTTAGGCTCGAATTTGGAGCGGTCGATAGGTGCAGGCATTGATATTCATTGATAACTAGCTCAGTACCATTGAGCTACGGGATTGACGGGATCGCGATAAGCTTGAACAGCAACCACATTCTTGCGCCTGCGGCCAGTGGCCTTTAGGATGGCCGCTTGGATTTCTAGGAGGGATTGATTGAGTTCCGAAATGTCGGCCAGGGTGTAGGACCGAGCGCCAACCGTGTAAGATTTGCCTACCGTGGCGACTTGGGCGAGAGCCGTGACAAACTGAGTCTGCAATGCTTGCAGGGTAGCGAGAGGGAGACCGAAGTAAGCGCCTGTGACCACATTTGACAAGGCACGTCAACAGAGGCACTGTCGCGCCATGCTCATTTCCCTCGTCAAAGTCCACGACAAGACCAAAGGCCCCGAGGCACATCAGTGCTACGTCTTCAATCTCCAATCGGAGACTCCCGGCGAAGGTCACTCGCCAACGATCTTCACTTACCAAGGCGAACAATACCGCGCCTTCAGAACCTACGCGCAGGTAAAGCCCGTCGTTAAGGACAAGCTAAAGCATCCCGTCGCTCAAGTCGTCGCGGTCAAAGTCGCCGACGAAGAGCATTGGGCGAAGCACGGCAAGAAGGGCAAGCTCTCTCCCGAAATGCAGGCGAAGCTGGCCCAGCACGTTGCTAAGTGAGCAATCTAATCCAAGCAACCGCTTCCTCTGCCGTCCATTCGCGTTGCTCCATTTTCAGGACGCAAATCCGATAGCCCATCTCGGCTCTACGAAGAGCCTCTTTGCATATACGACCAAACTCTATCTGGTCTTCTCTGCGCCACTGTTTGATCCGTTCCAACTGCTCTTCGATGGTCATTTGATTTCGTGTGGCTTTCCCTTTGTAGGGATTGATTTGCTGAGCTATTTTCTGAAGCCGATTGCAGCGGCCCTATTGCGCGCCGCTTCCTCTGCAAGAAAGGCCAGATTATATTTAATCTGAGAGCGGAAGTTGTAGACCTCTTCGAGTACGCCGAGGGCCTGTTGCCGAGTAGCGCATTTCACGAGAGCGCGGGGATTGGCTTTGGCGCGCTGAATAAGAGTCGAAATCTGAAACTCTTTGAGCGGTAGCATCAGAGAAATAGCAGTGATGTACGTGACGCTTTCCACCTCGGGACAGAGATCGCCTAGCTTTTCAAAAAGATCGAGTATCGTATCCGCCGACTTGGTAGTTTTGACTTTGAATACGCCCGTCTTGATCTTCCGATTGGCGTTGCCCGAATGAGCACTCTCCCCGGAAAGAAGGCTCCCTGCAACATTGAGGGGAAGCCCCCGCTCCACGTAGTTCAACAATGTAGCGTAATCCTTATTGCCATGACCCGCATGAAACTTGGCGAAGCTCAGGCCGCACCAAACCCTTTGGACTTCGTTAATATCCCCGATTTGCTCGCCCACTTCTTCCTTCTCGATGACGTAGTACGCAAAGCAACCGGCGAGCTGTGCAGCCGCAAGGCGATGATGGCCGTCGATCACAACCAACTTGCCATCGGCTCGGCGATAAACCGAAATAGGCTTACTCACGCGGTAGCCGTTTTTCTTCATTTTCTCCGCAAGCCGTTTGACGTGAAGCGCAACCATCGGTTGCTGATATTCGTGCGGAACGAAAAGCGAAAAATTATTAGTGGATAGGATGGATTGAGTTTTCATTGATTCTTATTTTTGAACGGCAAGACGTTTCTGACAGTAAATGACGATTTCTTTTAGGACTTTCTCCCGAGAGAAATCGCAGGGCTGAATTTTATCAAGATGGAGCTTGGCTTTGGCCCAATGCTTTTGCGCGTGATCGAAGATGCGCTTGTATGGCTTTGGGTTGGCCTTGCTCGGTGGAGCGGCAGCTTCAGGCTGGTCCAGCGTACGCTCGCGCTTTAATCTTTCTTTTAGTAATTTCACGGCTTTACCTAGTTTCCATTTTTTCCCATCAGAAAATTTACCGTCCTTTTGCTCTGCCTTTTCCGCGTCATTTGCGTTGGCATCGAAAAACTTCGTTTCCTCCACGGTGCGCTTGGATACGCCCGCAATCTTGGCTAGGGTGACGATGGTGCGAGGATTAGGAACGGGTGATTCAGAGGGAATCACTTGTTCCCCGTTGGGAACAGGTGTTTTTGATGGCTTACCCGGAGCCGTTCCGCCGTGCTCCCGTTGTCTCTTCCGCGCCTCTTCCGCTAGCTGCGGCTCCCACTGAAGGGCAATGCGGGCGCGATCCACGTCGGTAAGCCGACGACGGGCGAGTTGCGTGCGAATGATCCAAATCTTTACCTCTTCTTCACTGGCCGCATCCAATTCACGAGTATCGAAGCTTTTCCCGTGGCGCGTGCAGATGTCGTATCGGTTGTGACCGTCCGCAATAAAGCCTCTCCACGTGACGAGGGCATCTCGACATCCTTCCGCAAGAATCAGCTTTTCCAGTTCCGCCTTCTCTAGTTGTGTCTGGGCGGGAAGGAGGGCGTGGAAGGAGGGATTAATTTTTAGGGAAGCGACGGTCACTTGGCACCACCCTTCCTTGCCTGCTCAACAATAGCGGCACGCGCCTTGGCTAGATTCTTTTTAAGCGCCCTCAGTTTCTTGGGACTCCGGGACTTCCCGCCCTTCCTGCCGAGGCTCGCTAAGTATTCCCGAACTTCGTCTTTGCTCATTAAGCGGTTCTCGCATAATCCGCTTAGGAGCGCAAGGATTATTTTACGCTACTTGCTCGATCTCGATTTTATCCGGCTTCTCATCTTCCGCCGCAATCCACGCGATGGGAATAAGGTTCGCCATCATGGCGCTGACTACGTTCATATTTTCGCAGTCAAAAATATGGTTAGGACGCTTCCCCTTTGGAACAAAGCGCCACTTTTTGGTTTTTTTATCCTGTTGCTTGTACTCGGCATCCATGTGTTGCCGCCAGTAGTCGGGAATATTTCGCGGAACTTCGTAGGGAAGACCGTTGCCTGCCTTTAGGCGTGTCAGGAACGATTTTACGGACAGGTTACTCCAAAGATATTCGAAGCAATAGGCAACGCCCTGCTCTTTCGTTCCCATGCCTACCTGCCGTTTGATCTTGGGAGAGAAATATTTCAAAACTGGCTTGTGGCCGGGCTTCGTGTGTCGATAAGAGACCGCATCATCTCCGCGAAAGGCGTACCATTTATTTCGGGCGCACCAACTCCAAACATCATCGGCCTCAAATCCCGCGTCTACTCCCACTTGTACCGATTTGATGCCGACTAGCCCATGTTTCTCCGCAATGGCCTCAATGTCGGATTTCGAATTACAGAAACCGCAGTCCACCAACCGAGACTCGCCGTTAATGGTCCATGCGCGGACGACGAACCAATAAAAGGGAGCCAAACCTTGGCAATCTACGGTTAGAAATCTAGCGTGTTCCTTATCCCATTCGAAAGCCTCC